AATTAATTTAATTATTGCTGAAAAAACAGATGCCCTAATAATTGAATTTAATGAGCTTTCACTTACTGATGAAAATACTCAATCTCAGATCGATGAGAGATATTTGAGAAATAAGGTTATTACTCCTAATGAGGTTAGAATCAGGAAGGGTATGATTCCAATTGATGGTGGAGATGAAGTTATTGAATTGAAGCCACAGGTAGCTGCAGATCAAGCTGCTAATGCAGGCAAAACTAGAGCTCGTGATTCTGAAAGGGCTGCAAATCAGTCAGATAAAACTGGCGAGGGAAGAAATGCGAAGGGTGACGGTCCAAAAGTCAACTAGGTTTACTCAACCATTATTTGCCTTTTTACATATAAGTCGATAAAATTAAGCATATGAATATCGAAAAATCATTGTGGGTTTCTGACGGCGACAACATCGCCTTGTCAGTTCCTTTTACAAAAGTCAATCGTGAACGCAGAACTGTATCTGGGTTTGCGACACTCGATAACGTTGACCAAACAGGTGACGTGGTAACTTCAGAAGCAAGTTTAAAGGCGTTTGAAAACTTCCGTGGAAATATTCGTGAGATGCATACACCTCTCGCAGTAGGAAAATTAGTTTCATTTAAGCCAGAAACTTACTATGATCCAATTTCAAAAAATTTTTATAATGGTGTTTATGTAGATGTTTATGTTTCAAAGGGTGCACAGGATACTTGGGAAAAAGTTCTTGATGGCACTCTTTCTGGTTTTTCAATTGGCGGAAAGATTACAGAATCAGATAATGAAGTAAATAAATCTAATGGCGAGCAAGTAAGATTCATTAAAGCTTATGATCTTATTGAGCTATCTATTGTTGATTCACCAGCAAACGAACTATGTAACGTTCTTTCAATTTCTAAAGTTAATGGACAATTAGTGTTTAAAGGAATTGCTGCAGACGTTACAACAGAAAATATTTTTTATTGCCCAGAAAGTGAATCTGTTTTTATCTCAACAGAGAAAACTTATGTTTCTCCAATTACTGGAAAGCAAGCAGAGCTAATTGGTTGGGTAGAAACCAATGATGTTAATAAAGCAAAAGAGATAGATAAGATTCTTGCTTCGTTCAAGAAGTCAAGATTACCGTTGCCTGAAAACCAAATAGCAAAACAGGCAAACGTAGAAGGAGGTAATGAAGTGTCAGATATACAGAATGATGATGTAGTAATTGAAAAGTCTACAGATTTAGCAGAAGCACCAGCAGTTGTCGAAGAGACAGAAGTTGTTGCTGAAGACGCACCTGTTGCTGAAGATGCACCTGCAGAAGCAGAGGCAGAAGCTTCTACCGACTCCGTTGAAAAAGCAGTAGAAGCAGAAGATGCTACAGCTGTTGAACCTGATTTTGCAAAAATGATGGTCGACCTTAAAGGCTTTTTCTCGGACACTCTGACAAAGGCTGCAGAAGTAAATGCTGCTCAGGTTTCTGAAATTAAAGAAACTGTTGAGTCATTCAGCAAGAGCGTTGATAGCAGAATTACAGAGTTGGTAGAGAAGCATGCTGCACTAAGCGCAGCAGTAACAGATATAAAGGGCACCATTGATGGTGTTCAGAAGCGAGTGGATGCCGTAGAAGGCGAAACCGCATTTAAGAAGTCCTCGGACCTTGGCGGGTCTCAGGAAGTAGTACAAAAATCAAAATCAAAATGGAACGGTTCTTTCCTCGGTTCCGTGAATGATATATTTAACTAAGGTAGGTATAAAAATGAGCAATGAATTGTTAGAAAAAGCAATCGCCTCTGGTACCACTGCTACAGGATCTTTCGGATCCTCTACAGGTGGAACAGGTATCCACGTTGCGTCTGAAGACGGCAACGGTGGTTTACTTAACCCAGAGCAGTCAGCTCGCTTCCTGGACTACATGTTTGATGCCACCGTTATCGGTAAGGTAGCACGTACAGTTCGTATGAAAGCTGATACAACAGAGATTGATCGCATCGGAGTAGGCGAAAAGCTTATGAAGCTTGCAACAGAAGGTGACAACACAGCAACTAATGCTGCAGTTACATTCTCAAAGATTTCTCTCACAACAAAGAAATTACGTCTTGACTGGGAACTCTCAACAGAGTCTCTAGAAGACAATATTGAAGGACCAGATCTTGAGGACCACATCGCACGTATGATGGCAACTCAGGCTGGTAACGACATTGAAGATGTTGTCCTTAACGGTGACACAGATCTTACATCAGATGCCCTTTATAAGGCATTTGACGGTGTTGTTAAGAAGGCTAAAGACAATGCACACGTTGTTGATGCAGCAGGTGCAGCGATTTCTCGCAACGTCTTTAACTCAGCTCTTAAGGCCCTTCCACGTAAGTATAAGCAGCGCAGAACAGATCTTCGCTTCCTTTCAGGTTCAAACTTGATTCAGGATTACTTATACTCAACATCTAATTCAACTAACTTCGCTAACCCACAGGATATTGCTTCAGGCATCATCCGTGGTGAAGTTGCACCAGTTTCAGGTCCAGCAGGATATGTAGCTCCATACGCATTTGGTATTCCAATCGTTGAAGTTCCACTCCTTCCAGAGACACAGACAGGTACATACTCAGGAGCTTCAGGTTCACACGGTGACGTTCACCTTACATTCCCAAATAACGTTGTTATTGGTATCAAGCGTGACGTAACAGTTTACCGTTTCTTCTGGCCACGTAAGGACTCAATCGAGTACACAATGTATACTCGTGTTGGCGTTCAGATCGAGCAAGCAGACGCTTGGGTAGTTGTTAAGAACGTTAAGGTTGCTAGCTAATTAATTAGCTTAAACCACAGAGAGGCCCCCAATTAATTTTGGGGGCTTTTCATTTAATTTCATCAATGCTATAATAAACATACCTAGAAAAAGGAGAATTAAATATGTCGTTTGACACATTAAAGGTGGCCGAATTAAAGAAAATTGCAGACGATTTTGCAGTTGATACAGACGGTCTAAAGAATAAAAAAGACATAATTGCAGCATTAGCAGAAGAAGGCGTTACCTATTCAGTATATTCAAAGACAATGGATGCAATTGAAGAGGCAACAGAAGAGATTGAAATCTTGCCAAAGTTTGATTTAAACTCTCAGCCTGAGAATACAGTATTAGTACGAATGACTAGAGCTAACTTTAGATATGATTCTATGGGATACACATTCACACAGGATCACCCCTTTGTAGCAATGTCTGAAGACGATGCTCAAAAAATATTTGATAACGAGGAGGGTTTCCGTTTAGCAACTCCAAAGGAAGTTCAAGAGTTTTATAACTAAACGTAAACATATAAGATATGGCAGAAATTTATAAAGATCAAACATCACCAGTAAAAACAAAGATATTTTGGGGTGGTGAGATTGTTGATGCTGATAACGATATTGTCACAGCAACAGTTTATGACATATCTGAAGATAATACTCTAAATCCTACTGTAGATCCAAATACTCCAATTTTGGAGTTAGAGGCAACTAAGGTTGAAACAGATAGAGGAACATATCAAGTTGTTATACCGTTTGAGTATTGCAGACGTAACAGGAAATTTAGAATTGAGTGGTCTTATTCTGTAGATGGCAATGAGGCTTCTCATTCATATTTTACAGATGTAGTTACTCCATATGCAAATTTATCTGACGTAATGGAAGACCTTAATTTTGGTACTGATCCAGGAGATCCATCTTACAAGACATATCATGAATTGCAGATGGCAGAGAAGTACGCAAGAAAACTTATTGAGATTTACACAGCTCAATTCTTTTATCTGTATGACGATAGACAAATTGTTTATGGAAGTGGAGCAGATATTCTTCCGCTTCCGTTTAAGCTAAATGACATTCATGAGGTTTACGAAAACGATGTTTTGCTTATAGACAAAATTAATAATACAAGTAATTGGCTATATGACCCGTTTGTTTCTGAGTCTGGTTTTGGCATTAGAGTCAATAGGCAAGATATGTCTGATAACACAGTTTACACTGCAAACGGGTTAGTTCCTCCAAGTATTAACGATAGAAATTTTTCTGGTGCATTTAAGAAGGATTATAGATATGCTGTTCAAGGTAGATTTGGCTGGTCTTCTGTTCCAGACAATGTAGAAGAAGCATGTATAATTTTAATTGGTCAGTTCTTTGAAAAGGATACCGCTTGGAGAAATAAGTACGTCAAGGGCATAAGCACGTTTGACTGGAAGTTTGATTTTATGGAAGATGCTCATAGAGGTACTGGAAACCTATATGCAGATCAACTGTTGTCACCATATGTTATTACGGGAATGCTAGCGTTTTAAATGAATATTGTAGATTCCGTACTTCCATTATATTTAGATCTTTATGTACAAACAGATAGCCAAGATCCAAATACTGGTGCTATAAAAAAAGAATGGAATTACTCTACGACAGTTCCATGTAGTGCAAAAGGTGTTATCAGTAATAGCACATCATCAAGAAATAGTGATAATCAGATACTAAGTAATAAGTATCAAAATGAACAAATGGTGCAAATCAGAACATCTCAAAAATTAAATATAAGACATAAAATAACAAATATTAGAGATAAAAATGGTGTCGTAGTTTGGACAGAATTAGATTACCCATCAGATACCCCTACTGTATTTGAAATATTTGGAGTAACTCCAATCACAGACCCTTTTGGAACAATCTTGGGCTATAACTCTATAGCTAGAAGATCGGAGAATCAGAACATTGGAATCTGACCTAGCATTAGTTCAAGCTGCCAGCGGACTAGAAAGACTTATGATTGGATCTCCAGTAAATGGTCCATTAAAAGAAAGCATGGTTGCACAGATATCTGCTTTTTTATATTATCAAGCAAATGTCATGAATGGCTTGCATAAAAATAAAGGATTTCAAAAATTATTTAGAGATACATTATTTAATCAAATAGACAAAGATTTTGGTGAGTATATTGATTCACAAGCAAGAGCTAAACCAAAATCATTACATCATGTTTATGAATGGAATAAGGTTGGCATGAATGAAGGTAGACTTTTTAAGCTATCTACAACTGGCAGCTCAGCCCTATCTTTTGGAATTAAATATTCATTTAAAATATCTAAAAC